CTTGTAAAAGTCTTTGCAGAGTTTACCTTGCAATTGTACTTTTGCAGGTATTCGAGAACAATGCCTGCCTGGTCAGTGGGGACGATTATATCGTCACCATAGACGTAGATACGCCTAGAAACTTTAAAGGCGTTTCTAAACGTACATGGGAGATTGTGACTTTTCAGAAGAGCCGCTACACATATAGTGTAGAAGTACATCGACTCAACTGGAAAACACAGAGCTGAACCCATCGAAGCGAACTTACGGAGGTGGTCTATAATACGACCATCAGGCAAGACCGCTTTCCTCGATCGACATGCATCCACCAAACCCTGAAATTCAGGGTAGGCCGAAAACATTTCCAATGCAAGGTCTCGTGGTACACGATCGCTCGCTTCGGATAGATCAATCGTTGCAAATTGACCGTCGAAAGAAGAGGCCAAAGCAATATCCTGATTAACTGTCTGATCACGAAAATTAACGTGACCACCAGCAATCTTGGAACCTTCGATCGCGTCATAAAGAACGGACCGAACTGCCTGCTGTGCATACTGCATGCAGACTGGTTCAATTGCAATGATTCTGGGTCCTTTGAGAGTCTTCGGCACAGGAGTAACCCTAACAGGTTCTTCCAAATGCTCTGGCACGAACGAAACATCCTTGAATTCCTTTGAATCGAGTGCGGACGTTAAGTACGCATTCTCGAAGAAAGGGAAGTAATTATCAAGGCGTTCATACCAGAACCTCCAAGTATATTTCCGATTACCGGAAATATGTTCGGCGGTTGCACCGGGCCCATGCTTAGGTAACAATTCGCTATCGCGTAAGCGATATATGATATTGTCCCAAAGCACAGAAGATACAGATTTAAATTCGTCTGTGTCTTCTTTCGGTGTTGAAAACTCATCGAAGGAACGCTCAATATCGATGAAGCTTTCGATAGCCGCGTGCGTCCTTGAGGGCGTACACGGTAGCTGTACCTTGTTGAAGCAAAGGCATATCTGCCGAATAGCGTCAACATAGGGGGCAATATCGAGAGCAAAAACATTTTCATCGTTAAATCTCCCATTCTCACGACTGAATATTCGACCGACAACGCCTTGCAAAAATGCAGGGACTTGTCCATTAAAAGGAAACCCTCGAAAGATGGTTCCCCTAAATGATGGGTCAATACGACCTAACGCAAGACATCTCTCGATGGCCTTGCAAAAGGACGGAAGGGTGATCGTTAAAAACGAAATACCTTCAAATTCAGTCCGTGATCTTATTGTTTTTAGATCACGTAAATCAGAGACATCAGCAGAGCACCTGGTGGTAGCATCTATATAGATGTTACTCACCAACTCTAGGTAGTCACTTACGTTGCTTTTCAAGGGACCTCCAAAATAGGGGGTAACCTTCAAGCCACATAGCGATTGCCTTCTGATGCATTAAAAAGCATCACGCATGTGACGCCCCGCAAAGGGAAGAATAAAATTCTTACCCTGATCAACGAGAAGCCGTGATCAAATCACGGACAACACGTCCGTTGCACGCTTCTGGTGTTCTTCAGACATAGCCTGGAGAGAACCAGCAACGGCCATATGGCCGTTGGCTACCTCTTCGGTTGTGCCAGCGAAGTACAACGATAAAGTATCAGCAATGACGGCTGCAAGGTGTAACTTTCCTTTCGGAAAGAAAGGCCTAGCGATCGTTAGACCGACTGAGACCAGTTGCAGAGCCATGAGGGCCTTTGGGGCCCTATCGGTTTGCAGTGAAGAATGTACGGTATCAAGTGTCATATTATGACTCCTGAGCGTACATCTTCTTAATGCCAGCATTTGTTGAAGCAGTCAGCATGCCAAAAAGGCATGAAGTCTGATCAACCACGTCAGTCTCGGAAAACCCCGTAAGGGGACGATCCCAGACAACATACACAGCGCCATTTGTATCAAGAATACTATTGGCGTCGGTGTCGATGTTTCTGTCAAGCCTCGCCATCGACCTAACGCGCTTACCGCTCGTTAGGTGGGAGAGTGTCATGACAAGAGAACCATCTGATTTTCGATAAACGGATTTAGTTCCGGATGTCGAAATACGTGGTAATGTCTGAGCAACTGTTGCGTATGTCACATTTGCGATAGGATCGGCAAATGCCATGTGGTTAACCTCCTAAGAGTTATGCGGAGTGAAACTACACTGGCGCCCTCCTTTCCGAAGGAAGGTACGCTGATCTAAGAGTGTAGTCGATAATCCAAGGAATGACGGGAAAACTATCTCGAGAACTTAACGTTGCCCGAGAGCCCGAGAGCTCCAAGGATCGACCATTGAGTGGCAGAAAGACTGCCACCAAGGACAAAACCATAAGGACTAAATCCACTCTGTCGTTGCTTCACGTCAACAAAACGCGTGTTGCTAAACGATGCTGCACCTTGAGGCAAGAATAACGTGTGAAAACTCGTTATCTTCCTCAGATGATGGTGCATCAAGTAGAGATATTTAGTCACCATACCATCTAAGGTAATAGCGTCGTTGGCCTCAATTATGCGACCAACATTGCTAAACCAGTCGATGGCCCATGACCAAGGAATAGCCTTCCAAACGTGATACGGAGTTAACCGAAGACCGGACGCCGTCAAATGACGGTTAACGGCAGCAACCGTACTCCCATAATAGGGAAGGTTGATGTCAAACTCCGGCCTATAGAACTTGAACGCGCCTTCGGCCCAGCAAGTAATGGTCTCTTCAGACCATACCTCGCATGTGCCTTGGCACAAATTCCCGTCTATAGACTTCGTTTCGCACATAAAACTTAAGGTAGGATCACACCCTGCGGTGTAAGTCTTACCAAGTTTTGTGCCGACTGTCACGTTTGCGAGAGTCCCTTTCCTCTTCTGCCAAACATTATTACTAGACGTTAAGTCGTCTAAGTATTGTTTGGAAAATAGGGCATAGTCGGTCATTGCCGCTATGTCTTTACAGAAGGGTATCCATCCAAATTGGACGTTGAGATAGTCGCCTGCTACCCTATCGGGCATGAAGGCATTAGATTTAGCGTACTTGATCCCGACCTCATTGACATATAAGTCTTTGAAGAATCGGGCAGTTTGCTGAATCTGTCCGGGAACGTCTTTGAATTCATACAAGGCGTTCAACGCGGACACTTTCTCTACTTTGGGCATTAAATCATTGAATGCCCGGGACTCGAATCCACTCGTATCGTCGACAAAAGCATTTGACTTCAGATTGGCCGATCCCCCTTGCTGAAAAACAGTTTGGGAAATCGGATCGAAAGCCATAAAGGGATTGTAAAATCCCCCCGTATAAACGAACTTCAGTGAACCGAAGGTCGAAGTATACGTGCCTGACGCCATAGGCGCTAAAGACGACGAGCTCACCTTTATCGAGGCAAAATCCCCCCCGGTACGAAAAACGCGGGAGCCACGACGACCCTTTGAGGCCGATGCGGCATTATTTTGATCCCAACACTTTTCGTATAGTCCGGAAGGACCGGTACCAGTCAAGAAAACATCTTGGCTCGACTGCAAGACCCCCGACGAGTAAGTTTTCTTCTTACCAATCGGTTTAATGGTAGCATTTTTAATTGTACCATTAGGGGTATACCGTTCTCGATAACGGGAGAAGTTGGACACAGGAAATTCCTCCTTTGCAAGTAAAAACAAAATGTTAATCTAGAAACTTTCTAGACTTGCGATTGAAATGGTTTTGTAAGTGCTCTTCGCTGAACACTCAGACAGGCAGAAATG